ACCTGAGGTTAATCCCTTTGAGGTTTTCCAGAAAGTGGCCGCTGACGAGAAAGCTCGACTGTACGCGGAAGCCAACCGCAAGGCTGAACCAGAGGATGAAGTCCCAACCGATGTGTTGGAGGAAAGGCTAGCCAAGATGCGCTTGGAAGCCGCCGAGATAGCAAAATTGCGAGACAGGGAGAAAGCGCTTAACAAGATGATTTCTGCAACCCAGGAAATCATCTCTAGCCGAAAGAAGGTGACGAACGTGGCGAAAGTCTCCGTGAAAGAGGAGCAATTAGTTGAGGAGTTAGACCGCAAGGTCAACGAACTCCGCCGCGAAGGAGCCAGGGCTAATTGGCCCATACTCACGCCCGAGGAGGAGAAGAATATTCCGAAAAGGGATCAACACCTGCACCAACTGAGGAAATTTGAGAAAATGCTGAGACAGTCCCTCGGCGTGCAGAAGAACGAGACCCGGAAAAGAGAGCGCGAAAACCTCAAACGAGCGGAGAACCAGAAGCTCAAGGAAGAGAACGAGAGACTCAGGAAGAGTCTTGCCACGGCGACCAACGTGGCGGATTTCTCGAAGTGGCCCATGTCCCCTGGGCCCAAAGCCGACTCTTAATTGAACGGCGGGCTCGATATCAATGGTGCGAACCAGAGGATATCTCCGGACAACTATGTTACGTTGGAGAGTGCTCAAAACCGCGAAATAAAGAGTGTAAGAAACGCAGCGAACCAGAGTGGGTTACCAGGATGATGAAATTCTGTCCTAGTATAACCGGTTATGCGTATCCCCCGAGATCGGGGGCTTCTTGTCGCAGTTCATTAGAGAAATCAACGGAGGGCTTTGTGCCAATAGAAGAACCTAAAGGATTGAGGGCTGCTGCCGAGCAGGCGGCGGACAGGGGAGCTAAATGTGCTCCCCCGACCTGGGTGGCTGAGCGAGTGCCAACCTTTTATGACGTCGCAAGCGTCGGGTTGGAAATGAACGAAGAGGCCAATGCGGGGTTTCCGTATTGCGTAGAAGGGTTGAAGAAACAGCCTTGGGTCATTGAAAACATGCAAGAGTTTGTCGTTGCGGTTCAGCTCAGAATAGCTGCGCTTGGACTCATAGACCCCAAAGATATAGATCAGTTGTCAGCTGTGCAATTGGTGAGAGGCGGCTTTGTCGACCCGACAGCCGTAATAGAAAAGAATGAACCCACGAAAATTAGCAAGCTAGCCGAGGGAAGACCTCGCAATGTGATTTGTGGTTCAGTAGTTGATGAAGCGGTCGACAGGCTGCTGTTCGGAGTGTTAAACAAAGCACAGATCGCCGAGTGGGGTGACGTGCCCTCTTGTATAGGGTTGGGATTTACGGATGAGAAAATTGAAGAAATAGACCTTGCGATAATGTACCTGAGCTTTGAGAGTTCGGGAAAACCCCTTCGCTCTTCCGACGTTAAAGGGTTTGAGTTCTCAATCCAAAAATGGGGTTTCAAGGGAGACTGGATTCGTAGATGTAAAGCAATGGGAGTCTCGGAAGGCTCCTATTATGGTAGGTTGATGTGGAATAGGATGATTTGCATCATGAGGTCAGTTTACGTCTTTACGGACGGAGTAATGTACGCCCAGAAAATGGATGGGTGGCAGAAAAGTG